GCTGTAGTTGCAGCTGTGGTCATGATTGTGGTAGTTGGCATTGGGATCTCAATATCAGTAAATGGGATCTCAATAATTTGTGCTTCAGGTGGAATTGGTTGGGTGGTTTTTGCTTTTGGTGTTGTTGCTTCAGCTTCTGGAGGGGGATCCTCAACAATCCCTTCAATACCCGGTGGTGGTTGCAACGTGTTAGGCGGTACAACCAAGGGCTTGTAAGAGGGCAAGTCAGCCTCTGGGACCTCAAGTATGGGTACTGGTAAATCAGGAGCGTCAGGAAGTAAAAGAGAAGGCAGTTGGGGCGGATTAGCCCACTCCATTACTTATCACCAAACAAACCACGTTCAATGAACTTCACTGCTTCATCATCAACAGTATTGTCCGTTTGTTCAGAGAGCTTGGTCAAAAGGTCAACGATGAGACGCTTAACCTTGTCAGAGTTGAGAAATGAAAAAAGAATTGGACGGATAAGGGTGATCATGGTTCTTCAGGCCAAGTAGTAGTAGGGTTGTCAATAAGTTCTTGGAGTGCTGCAACATCAGCACAGTTGTCAATTTCGGTTTGACGTGTGTTACACGCGGAACGAACATCACGACGATAATTAAACCAATCAATAGGTACTTGACCGCCTGTTTCACGTGCTTTAATTACACGCCAATCAGACGGAGCTAGCAGTGAACCTGCAATTTCGTTTTGTGTTTGTTTCCACAGTGATTTAAGTTGATCAAGGTCTTTAGGGTTATCTACACCCCAGTAAAAACGTTGATCCCAATAATCCTCGGGTTGGTCAACAATTTCTACAATACCAATAGCTTGCTTTTCTTCCAAAGTGGTCAAGCGCAGCCAATTAGCAGGGTAAGAAATACCATCGTGTGTAAATGCCCTGTCGTATTGCAGGGTCTTACCATTAAGTTGTAGCATAGTTATTTGTTAGTTAGCGTGCGCGGGCAACTTTAAATGGATTCTCGGCAAATGCCATAAATAAATAATCCGTATTAGAGCCATTGACATTGGAATTAGCGTTAGCTCTTACCTTGAAACCATTAGAAAGAAAGTCAATAGCATATTCTGCATGATCCGACTCAGTTCCTTCTGTGTCTGCACGCAATACTTTTTGATTAACGTTGTATTCTCTACGTGCTGTATCCCACATAAACCACGCATTCTGTCCTGTCATGTTTTTAACAATCAAGAACCGGGGTGTAAATCCGCAGAAAACCATAGGTCCGTCGTTAGTATTACCAGTAGCTGTGTAGGAACCAATCAAACTAAAGCCCGGTACTGAAGTAAAGCAATATGCGATGTTACTGCCACTTGCGTTTCCGACTTGGCCGACACCAAACACAGAAGAAGTTGGCTGACCACCCTGTTGAAAGATGTCAGAGTTACTATTAGCACTATTGCTATTATTTAGGCTCATATATTTTAGCCACGGGCTTCCAGTAAGATACGACGAACCTACATACCAATCACGGCTAGTATCTCTGTCTTTTATAATAATAAGTTCAGGAACAGCATTTAGACCGTGACCGATAGTTGCATTTTGACCATTACCAGTCCAAGTTACAATTGAAAATCCAGCGTTTTGATTTCTGCGGACACCAGAACTAATGCTTCCGCTAGTGAGGGTGGAATAAGATGACGAACCAGTACCCCAACACCAATTTACATAAGTACCATTGTTAACATTGATTAGATTTTGACTATGTGTACCTTGAGCAACTGTAAAACCTGTGCTTGAAGTGCCAGTCAAATAGCCATAATCAGTGACATGGTTCTGTTTAAATTGTTCACTGGGAAAAAGAGAATTACTGACACCTCGGGCAGTGTCAAAAAGCCTATGATAATGACTATTGTTTCTACGTTTATGCCAAATTATGTCTGGCGTAAACGATAAACCGCTAATAGTTTTTGTGCTATTACCGTCGCCTGTATAAGTAATAACATCAAACACCGTTGAGGGATCCTCAATCGTCGGGTCTGTAAGGTTTGCAGTGCAAAGTGATTTATAACCTGATGGTGGTGTATGTTTAAATGGGCGCTGACCAAAGTTCAATGATGCTTTTCTAGACGTACCATTTAGAACAACAGAAGGAAGATAAGGACCATCAGTCAATCCGGTAAATGCAGTCCCTTGAGACGTGCCATTTTTGTAAAAAGTAAGAGACCCGTTGTCAGCATCAAATGCCACACCAATAACATCACCAGTCGTCCAAGAACTGCCGTAACTTACGTTGCTGGTAGAAGGGGTATATTTACCGCCTGTTTCTGCGCCATAAGCATAAGATGACACACTGTGTAGTTGATGCTGAGTAAAATGCACAATGCCAAGAAGGTGCTCGTTACTGGTAACATTGTCGTACTCAAAATACCATTTACCAGAAGACATTCCAAACGTTCCAGCAGCTCCTTTCCAGCCATTATTGGTGCCTATAATATCTAAACAACCGTTACGAAGCGTAACTCCAGAATTTTGAAGAGGATTAAGCGTGCAATAGTTTCCGCCATTATTGCCAGAAGCTGCTTCGTAGTCTGTCGGCGTATCGATTAGGTTGTCAGATTGAATCGATTCTGAAACAATTTCATCGTTAATCTCAATAGCTCCAATCTTGACATAAGAAACTCCATCGGCTTTTTGAAGTTCTAGTTTAGTAAGCGTAATTGCTGAACCACTGTAAGCAGTTTTCCAGCCTTGTCCTGAGCCACTATTACCTGACCAAGAACCACTATTAACTTTATGACGATCACTGCCGTTATATGAGTAATAACGAATTTTGGTTACGTTAGAAATTCCAGTACTCCAATTGATCGTAATGACTCTACCGTCGTGTGCAGTAAGAAAATCACCAGGGTACGAAGAATAAGCGCCGTTCCAAATATTGGGCCAATCCGTGTTTTCACTAGGATAACCGTTAGGAATGCTAACCGAGCCTTCTGGATAACTTGAAGGACCAGGACCCTGCAGGTTATAAACATTCCAATTGTTGTTATTGCCGCTGCTATCCGTTCCAAGTGCAGAGTTGCTGCTGTTGTCAGAAAAATCTAAATACCAGCCAGTTGTACCGTATGTTCCACTGTATTCTTTAGGTTGCCAAACGTTGTTGTCGTCGTACTCCCCAAAGTCATCAGCATCTAGTTCTTGGTTGTCAATAAAATGGACCTCGGCTAGGTTAAAATCTGTAAAACCACCTTGATACAAGTTTTGAACACCGATGTAGTGGGGTTTATTTTGTAGGTTCATGGTGACGTTCTCGTTTGAACCTATTGCTCCGTTGTAGGTAGAGACGGTTTGCCGCTCGCCATTAACGTAAAACTTTGTTCTATCGTTTTGATTTGACAACGTTGAATTAAACGCGTAAACGATGTGATACCACGCTGAAAAGTCCCGGAACTTTCTGTCAGTAACTTTTGCACTTCTAGTGGTACCGTTAACCCGGTGATGGGCAACTAACTCATCACTTTCAAAGCCAAACCAATCACGATTGCTATCATCGTCACGGCAACCTAAAATTACAGCCTCACTGCTGTTTGAGGGGGTACGCTTTACCCAAGCTGATACTGTAAATTTGCGATTGTTACCAGAACCATAAGTTCTTGATAAATAGGAGGAGTGATGATTGGTAAACCGCAGACTGCGTTCAATAGTGAAGCCGCCGCCAGAAGAACCGGCGGCACCTGCAAGGATATTATTATGAAAAATACTCATGAGTATGCAAGGGTAGCTACAGCGTGAATTGAGGTAGAAGAGCGGACGATGTAGTCGATCCGATCAACGCCATTTGCGGTAGTCGTGAGCGTGGGTGCGGCTCCACCTGCAAAGTCCCAGTAAGACCCGAATGCTGCTGTACGGTTTCCAGTTCCATCTTGAGTGATGAAGATAGAGCCGGATTGACCAGCAACCAGGTTGGTTGGGTTAGCAATGGTTGTGTTAGTTCCGAGCGTTAATCTAAAATTACAAGTAACTCCAAAGTTAGGGGTGATGGTTGAAGCGCTGGAGAGCGTAGAAATTTCAGCGACAGCGTTAGCTTGGGCAGTGATTTTGCCTCCAAACGTCGCCGAGCCATCGGCTTGTATGTATGCGTTTGTGGAACCATTTAATTGTGCATAGAAACATCCGTGGGAACTCGAAGTTCTATTAACAGTGGCGGGACCAGCAAACGTCGCAGAGCCGTCGGCAAGAATACTTGCATTAGTAGTATTATTCAAACGAGCATGGAAGCAAGGACTATTGCCAGTTGTCCGATTACTTCTAATTAGGCTTGATGCAATAATTGCAGGAACTGTTAGGTCACCAGTAAAATCAGCAGTACCATCAACATCCAGGCTGTCGCATTGCAACTCACCAGTAATATCTACGCCGTCTGATTTTGTTGAAAGCCTTACACCTCCGTCGTAATAAAGATGTACATCTCCATTTTCGTTGGCAGCAAGATAGTTTTCACCGTTGTTGCTTTCAAGAACTAACTGTGAGTTACCACGAATATGTAGTTTGCCGGTCCCAGTATCAGCAATGTAGGAGTCGCTGCCGTCGTGATAAATTCGCAGATCGCTGCCAGTGCCAAATCGTGCATTAACGTTGTCGATAAAATGCAAATTGTTGCCAACGTTATCGTAGAAAATTTGACCGCCATCAATGTCTATCGCTCCATCAACATCCAGACTGTCGCACTGAACCTCGCCAGTTACGTCGATGCCGTCTGATTTGGTTGCAAGCTTTACGCTGTTGTCATAGTAAAGCTGTGCTGCTCCGTCAACAGTAAACGATGCCATAGTCTCACTATTGGCAGCGTTGGCGATAAAAATATCTTCGCCTCTAATAATTAAATGCCCTGTTCCTCCATCTTGAATGTAAGAGTTAGATCCATCATGATAAATCTGCAGGTCACTACCAGTGCCAAATTTTGCAATAGCACTATCATTAAACGTGACGTTACCAGTAAACGTACCACCAGCCAGTGGCATCTTCGTGGCAATACTGTTAGTGACAGTGGTAGAGAAGTTAGCGTCATCTCCAAGAGCAGCTGCCAACTCATTAAGAGTATCAAGCGTGCCAGGAGCACTATCAACCAAGCCTGCGACTTCAGTGTCTACGTAAGCTTTGGTAGCAGCATGCAGGTTGGAACTAGGAGCACCAGACAAAGTTAGTGCGCCTGTCAGAGTACCGCCAGTAAGCGGAAGTCTGGAGGACAAATCAACGTCACCAAAACTCAATACACCACTTCCATTAGTTTGAAGTGACTGACCATTGGTGCCAGTATCATTAGGCAGTGTTAATGTGTAATTAGCACCTGCGCTATGTGGTGGACCTTTGATCTTAATACCGTGAGAGTTGTTTTCACAGTTAAGTGTTAGTTCACCACTACCATTAGTACTATCACCTTTAACAATAACATTGTCATCAAAACTAACAGCGCCAGTAAATGTACCTCCTGCAGTTGCCATTTTAGTAGCAATAGCAGTAGTATTTGCACTAATATTAGAGGTATTGGTACTGATATTAGAGGTGTTAGTACTAATATTAGAGGTATTAGTGCTGATATTAGATGTGTTAGTACTAATATTGGACGTATTAGTAGAAACTGTAGAATCCTGCGTAGCATTAGCGCTATCTACATACGCTTTTGTAGCTGCATGTAGGTTTGCAGTAGGTGCACCGGACAAAGTCAGCAGACCTGTCATCGTGCCACCCTGCTTTGGCATGTACCTTGCCTCAGGATCTTCTGCAAAGTACTGCTTAAACTCCCACTTACTAGTAGAGGAGTTGTATTCCAGACGCATGGTCAGGTCAGATGAACCTGTAAAACCACTGGGAATACCCGTAATGATGCTTTGAGATTGCAAACCTGTGGAATCAGTGACCTCAATTCGGTCTTGATTGCTAGGGCTACTAGGGAACGAAGCAAAATTAGCAACAGGCGTATAGAACACAGCAGATGCCACAGTTGAAGCAGCGGCATTTGCAGTTGCGTTAGCAGTGTTTGCGGTAGAAACAGCTGTACTGGCATTCGAAGAAGCTGTATTAGCTGTCGATACGGCTGTAGACGCATTAGTAGAGGCAGTATTGGCGGTAGTTACAGCAGTATTAGCTTTGTCAATAGCTGTATTAAACCCGCCTGCACCATCAGATTCACGAGAGTTATTTAGTGCGGTTGTTGCATTAGCGGATGCAGCATTAGCAGTAGTAACAGCATTAGATGCATTGGTTGATGCAGTATTTGCTGTACTTACAGCTGTGTTTGCACTATTAACGGCTGCGGTTGCATTGGTAGACGCAGTATTAGCAGTGGAAACTGCACTAGTTGCATTGGTAGACGCGGTGTTTGCAGTAGAAACAGCTGCTGTAGCATTTGTAGATGCGGTATTTGCCGTACTAAGTGCATTAGAAGCGTTCGTAGCAGCGGTGTTTGCCGTGTTCGTAGCGCTGGTTGCTGCCGTAGATGCAGCATTTGCAGTGTTCGTCGCAGAAGTAGCTGCTGTAGAAGCTGCATTAGCCGTATTTACAGCATTAGTAGCAGCAGTAGAAGCAGAATTAGCCGTAACTACAGCGGCAGCTGCATCGGTATTAGCTTCATCCGATGTATCCGTAGATTCTTGGGTTACATAGAGAAGCTGAGTAAAGTTATCGTTCAGATCAACAGCACGTAACGCACTACCAGACTGAAAGTCAGACTGGATAGTAACGTTATCAGTGCTCCGAAAGATCTTGATAGCTTGTCCGCTAGGAGGAGCAGTAGTGAAGGTAACTGTACTCCCCGATACTGTAAATGCAGTGGTGGCTACGTTATTAACAGTGGCTTTTACGTCAGACGTATTGATATAATCAAAGGCGATAGAATATGCAGTTGTAGAACCATCACCTGTCGCAGTAAACGGTGAGTATGTCATGTTTTATCTAGGAATTTCTGTGAGTTGTTTGATTGCATCAGCAGTATCACTTGCTTCTGCATAGTTACCTTGATTGAGCTGTGAATCTCGATAAGATGTCATCTCTTTACGTGCTGCATAGTCAGCATTTGTAGAGCTAAGGGCGTCAAAACCAGCCCTAAATGCATCATTATGAAGCTCATCCAGGAGTTGGTGGAGGAGAGTTTCTTTGATTGGGTATTCTTCCTGGGTTTTTAGACCCCTTTCCTTCACATACTCTTTCATTTTTTTGTCCCAAAACTTTGGTCCAGCATTAAAGAGTTTTTCTACACGTTCTCCTAGCTTGTAATTCTGCGCAATCCAGTTATTAATGAATTGACGTTCCTCAGGCTTCAATGGTTGTCCATCTGTACGGTTACGACGAACGGTTTGAAGGTTATCCCAGCCACTAGCAAGTAGTTGTTGACGCCAAGGCTCCATTCCAGGGTTTACCTTAAAGAAGGGTGCAAAGGTGTTCCATGCACGCGTCCAAGGATCGGTGTAGTTAATTGGATCACCAGTGTAAATATCGAGGTAATCCTCAATACCATCACCAATCAACCACTTGTTACGGTTAGCTAGCCAACCTTGGTAGTTGTTTTCAACATCTTTTAGTTGAGGTGTGATTGCCTTATTCAGGATGCTGCGGATACCAGCACCAGGAATAAGTTGGTCAGTGTTGTTGACCATGAAACGGTTTAATGCTGAAGGATCACCGCTAATAAGAGCAGCCAAAGGCTCAAATCCACTAAGGAAAGTTTTTTGACTGATGTTCATAGAGATGGAATGCGCCAAAGCACGGAACCAATCTTCAGTAACAGCTTCGTCTACACGATTGAAGTTAGTGACAATGTCAGCAGTAAGACCAAGAAATGAATCGAAGGGTTCTAGTCCTTGATAACTAAATGATTCACCAGTAATTGGATTAGTGATTGAAAATGGCTTGTAACCCATAGCTTGCATACGACGTTTTTCTGCATCGTCTTGGGGTCCAGATCCAGTAATAAGACCTTGTGCAGCCATCAATGCAGCTCCCATAACCACTGAACTACCCATCATGTAGCGACCGATATATTCAGATTGCAGTTGTTTAAACGCTTCAGGTCCAAAACCAGCAAGACCATGCTCAGACATAACGTCTTTGATCTGCCTTTCAGACTGTGCAGCAAACACACGCCTTGCTTTCCCTAGTGCAAGGTTTAGCTTACCGTTAGTGATAGCAGCAACTGCGTTACCAGGGCTAAATGTGGCAGCCAATTCAAGTGCATTAACGCCAGTACGGGGGAACATGAAGATGGACTTCATGACTGGGAAGTTACGCATGACGTTTTCAAGACTGTCAACAACTTCAGAGTCAAGGTTAAGGTTGATTTCACCTGCAGCAAAGGCAGCAGCATCTTGAGCAACATTTGCAGAATCAGCCTTCATCAAACCGTCTGCATCAAACATCTCGTTATAGATGTTACGTTGCATCTTTTGGAAATCAGCTTCGTTAAAAGCACCGCGTGACTGTGAAAGAAGATCATCGTATGCCTTTGCACGAGCTGCCATACTTGCGGAGAATGACTTAGTAAAGCCATCAATTGCACGCATGGAGTTCAAACCAAAACGAGGGATAGCATGATCATTGAAACGTGACAGAAGTTTTGTCATGTTCCAGACAGCAACCTTTCCAAAGTGCCCATCCTGATACCACTGGGATGACATCTCTTCAAGAGTTTCGTAGTCATCAAGTGCATTGACCTGAAGATCTTTACGTGCATGGTTAGCAGAGGCACGTGGGTTATCTAGTGCATACTTCCACTCAGTCTGAAGGTTATTAAAACCACGTTGGAAGTTTTCAACAACACCACCGTAGGTGTACATAGCTCGTTTCCAAGCATCAGCACCTTCCTTGCCACCGAAGATTCGACCACCTGCAGAGCCTGCAAAGACAGTCAAAGGTTTACCGACAAGAGCAATAGCAGCGCCAGCAGCGGCACGCACAGGTGCAAGACCAGTCAAGACACTGTTGTACCTAGCAGTCTGGATCTCACGTACAAGGTTTGAAGGCATTTCAGGGCTTCCATCACGGAAGGCTTTCTTCCAAAAACCAAGGCGATTCTCTACAAGTTTGTTGAGAGCATGAATGGAATCAACCTTACCGCCAGTCTTTGCCATTTCACGGTAAAGAGGCTTCAGGTATTCAGGGTTTTGCTTAGCAACAGTCTTCAGTTCAGAAGCAAGTTCAGTTGCCTTACGTGTGTGCTCAGCAACAGCTTCAGTAAAATGATCAGCTTCGTTAGCCCACCAATCAACGTCAAGTGTGTCTGCACGCTTAGCTTCTTCAAGGAACTTGACAGCATTAAGACCAGTACCCTTGATTGATTTGTGGACACCTACTTCACGGATAAGCAAAGCAAGGTTATCAATAATCATTTCCTGCTGACTAGCAGTATTGACACTATCGCCAATGACATCAACAGCCGTAGAAAGGATGGCTTGATCCGTAGCAGCTTGGTTAGTCACCATTGCAGAGGCACGAAGCTTGGATGGTGAAATGATGTCCAAACCACGCATCAGCACTTCAGTTGCTTGTTTAGCGCCTGCAGTGGTAAGCAGCTTAATTTTTTCGCCACCAACTACAATGCGATCTTCGGTGAAGTCAAGAGATTTTTCAACTAATTTTTTAAACTCTTCAGGGTCAGACTTGGTAACAGCTTCTGTCAAAGCATTGAGTGCTTTCTTTTGTTCAGCAGCATTAACAGTCTCAGTACCATTTAAGGTCTTGATACGAGCATCAAACTCAGGCTTAGCTTTTTTGACAATGTCGTCTAGGAGAACAGAACGACCTGGAGCATCAGCACGAAGGATTTCCTTCATAAAATACTCAGAAGCTACAGGAGGAGCAGCACCATAAGTAGTACCAATATTGTCAGCAATACGTGCATGAGCGACCTTTGCCATAGGAACATCAGGTTGATAGTTCAGCACAGGACGTTCCATCTCATTAGATGGTGTATTGACATACGGGTCATACTCGCCTGCTGCCTCTTCAAACCTCTGCACACCTTTTTCAATCAGTGCTTCTTCACGTGCATTTTGGTTTGCAACTACCTTGGCAACTAATTCGTCACCATTGGCTTGGTTGAGATTTGCAGCTTCAGTAAAGTTGCGCTCGTCAAGTACCTGCTTAGCTGCGTCATCCTTAGGAATGAGCGTAGTGCGTGGACGCAAAGAGAAGAATGCATCAGCAACACCAACAGCTCCACCTAAAGCAAAACTTTCCAACAAATTTTTGGCTCGAATTACATCAGGACTATCGGAGTCACGGCTAGCCCAGGGAACCTGAACACCAAGCATGTCTTCCAAGGCAGTACCAAGGTTGCCAGCTTCATCTGTCTGCTCAGACACTGCCTCAACAGCAGTACCTACACCAAGGTCTACAGCAATCTTGCCAAGGACCTGAGTACGACGAAGAGCAGATGCAGCTTGTACACCTTTACCAAGCTTGCCTGCAGCAGCAAGTCCCTGTGCACCCTTAGCAACTAGACCACCACCAGTGAGGGTGGGAATAATGATGCCAGAGGCGTCACGGATGAATTTATTGACACCGTTCATCTCTCGATCACGACCATGGTGCTCATCCCACCACTCATCAGCAGGTTTAAGCCAGGGGATTAAAGAGGCAGCGTCGAATGCTGTGTCAATGACACCTGCACCAACGCTAGCCACTTGTCCTACGACAGGAGTCTCAAGGACTCGATCACCCAGGTGCTTGCTATCTTCTTTTTCTTTTTCAGCAGCAGCGGCAGCCTTACGCTTTTCATCCTCACGAGCTTCAGCATCACGTTGCTCTTGAATGCGTCGTTCTTCCTCCCGCTGTGCATTAAGGAGACGTTCCTCCTCTTCTAGTGGATCATAATTAATTCGATCCAGTTCATTTGTAATATCCATTAGTTAGCAGGAGTAAGACGTTCAACAACTTGTGGGTTCATATTTTGACTTTGCTGCCAAGGTGAAGGACCAAAGGCAATAGGTTGTGCACGCGCAGCTTCAATAATTGCTCTCTCTCTAACTGAGGCTTTATCAGAGGGACCAATCCAAGGTTGGATACCACGCTCACGGAGCAACGTCAGACCCAGTAGATCTTGAGTACGTTGGTTAAAGCGAGCATCGAGCGGTACACCAGCACGTTGTACAACACCGGGCAAAGTGTTACCGATGAATTGATAGCGACCTGCAGCATGGACACGACCAGCTTTTTGCAACTCAATAACTTGACCAACAGTCAAATCAACCAAGTTGGCACCAATAATGCCTTTACTAGGACCACTGCGTCCAACGACCGTGCGTCCACCGTCAGCACCACCTTCGTTCATTGCGTTATAACCACCAACAGGATCAGACTCATACTTACCCAACACGTCCAATGCTCGTGATTGGGTCGGAGTCATTTGGTAGTTACGGGTATATACCGACTGTCCACCAGCAGACATAATCATAATGTCAGTGTTGGTAGGAGAAGGGTAGTTACGCAAGAATGAATAACGTGGAGGGATTACAGCCTCCATCTCGATAGCAGCTTCAATTTTGTTAAGAGCATCTTTGCTTTCCTCACGCATACCATGTGCATCCATTTGCTTAAGCAATACTTCTGCGTAGCTATAGCTAGAACCATCAGGCTTTCTAGCTTTACGCTGAATCATTTGAATTTGAGGAACAATAGTTGGCTTCAAACCAGTATTGAGCTGCTCAGCGACTTTTTTAAGGGGATCAATATCGACAAGCTTAGTAGTAATACCAGAGGGGTTTTGTAAAAGGGCTTCGTTAATAGAAGATTCAGTGGCTTCATAATCACTAGTTTTTAGTTCTCTTTCCGTAGCATTCTTAAAGACTCCGGAACGGTATCCATCTTTTGCAACGTCAGTATCAAGAGCGTATTCACCTACATCTGTACCTTTGTTATACTCTTCGTTAAAAATTCCAATAGCTTGTTTGTATGCTTGGCTGTCTAACAAACCGTCTTTACGCGCCTGAATATAATCAGTGCTGAATTTACGTAAAGCGTAATCAGCCATGATACCTAAAGATCGGTGTGTTGTTTTACCGTAAGTATTAGCACGATCACTCAGATAGTCTCGAATATGCTTGTCAGCTTTAGACCGTTCGTTATCAGAAGGTGCGGTGTTGTTTGTAGCTTTGGCTTTCTTTGCCAGATCAACACGAGTTTCATAGGAAACAGGAAGCTTCATAGCCTCCTCAGCAGACATAAGACCGTATTTGATCTTTTCCTCTGCCAGGTCTACAAACGGTTTTTCATCAACAGCTTCGGGAGTGAACTCACGAAACTTTTCTAGCGTTAAAATATGCTCATTATATAGAGGACCTTTTTTGCGGTATTGCTCCTGAAGATCGTCAATATTTTCATTAGAAAGATCTATTTGATTATCTTCTTCAGTGACATCCTCAATCAGTTGATTAAGCATTCGGTCATGGTCTTTTTTAACAGCCATTTGCTCAGCTCGCTGTTCAGCCGTATAACGGTTGTAGACACGTTGAGCACGCTGTTGATTGATACTTAAAAAGTCGGCACGGAACAGCTCACCCAGGGTTTTGTTCCCCATTGACGGAAGCGTGGAGTTAGCAATTTCTGTAATCTCATCATCACTAAAACCAACAGGCACACCATTGACAATCTGACGTGGTGTTTCCATCAATTTGAAAAGACGTTCGCGTGCCTCCTGCCTTCCGTTGGGAAGAAGAAATTGAAGACCAGCAAATGCTTTATGGAAGCGTCTTGCTGCACTAGGCTCAACTCTACTTTGAAAAACAGAGTTTTCTAAGGCTTGGATCTTGTCGAGCTTTTGTAGATTAAGTTCATTCTGAAGGGTACTAGAAACAATGGCATCTGCTTGCTGGCGCATCTTGCGCAATGCAGGCACAAGCATCGACGGCTTGATGCCATACATACCATTCTGCTTCAAATAGCCGTGCAATACCTGTTGAGCAACAAAAGCTTTGTCACGACTAGAGACTGCTTGTGAAGGAGTACCGTCTATAAATGTACCGTTTGGACCATAAAGTTTGACTTTAGTTTGGTTGTCGTTAGCAAACATATTTTGCAAAGTAATACCAAACCGTTCAGACGCATAATCAAGTCTTGCTTGCCTTACTGCAACACTTAGGCCGTGAGTATTTTGCCGCATCTGGGCAACTTCAATTGGATCAGCACCAGCTTCTTCAGCAGATCTGGCACCGGCAAGAACATCAGTAGATTGAATGAAAAGGTTTTGATTAGTATAGTCGTCAGCAATATAACCTTCTGCATCCTTGCGATCTGCAAGATCTTGAGTATAAAGTCTAGTTATTTCTTCATTATACTCTTTATCATACTTTTGTTTTTTAAAGCCAACATAGGCTTCAGCTGCAGACTTGCTTAGTGATGCAAGATTTTTGTAAATATCTTCACGATTTTGACCAGCGAGTTTGCGGCGAGCCTCCGCTTCTTCGAGTCGAATCTTGGCATTATCTTTGCGGACCTCATTGTTGAGATCCATCATCCGATAAGACTCACTACGGAACTCATCCTCCTGATCCATAGCTCTATGGAAGGAGTTTAGATATGAAGCAGTGTTCGCGATATCTGCATCTCGTACAGCTTGAAGACCGCGTACGGTTTCTTCTGCCTGTTCAAGGATGCGTCTAGATGTATCGGGAACCTGCAGTGGTTTGAACCCTCTATTTTCTTGGGCGTACCCTTGAAATTTAGACATAATTAATTAGAAGAATTTGTCGATCATTTGTGCTCCAAAACCTACAGCAGCTGCAGCTCCAGCGACAACTGGATTACCTGACACCATACCAACAGTAGAAACAACACCTGCGACACCAGAAATACTCTGCAGGACAGGATTAGTATCTTGAGCCATTTGATTTTGATTCTTAGCCCACACCGGTTTAACGGGTCTTGGTGGTTTAATTGCAAGAGGAAGTTTGGTTTCGAATGGCTTAGGAATAGCGGGTTGAATGGATGGCGACAACTGACGCTGTGCATAGGCAGCCATATCAGCGCCAAACTTTTGCTGTTGAATAGCAGCAACACGCTTTTCGTAAGAATCCGCAGCAGACAAAAGAGATCTACCCAACTGTTCGCGTGACATGTTGAACTGTTCAGTAGTAATACCAAGAGCCTTAGCTACTTGATCTTGCTGTGCTTTAAGACCTCTAACGGTGCTTCTTTTTTGCTGTCGTGCCTGTCGAGTTCGCAGTCGACGACCTCTTTCAATAAAGCCTTTTTCACCAAGCTGTGCATCGACAATCTCGCGATCAATATCGATGGCTTGCTGTGATTTAGTAAGTTGATCAGCAATCAAAGCAGAGTTGACACCAGCAAGAGCCTGAATAGATTGCAGTGACCGTTGAGCAGTTCTACCAGCACGACCACGTGAACGTGACGCACCTTCTTCCTGCAGTGCTTGTAAACGGTTTTTGTATTGCTGCGTGTTGCTCTCAGCTTTAGCTTGCTGTTCACGTAGTTTCAGAGATTTCTGACGGTTTTCAGCCTGCAGTGTCTCCTGCTCAGCACCTAGTGAGAGCAGAGCTTTACTAGTCTGGAAACCTCTTACAGCATCCTTAATACCTCTTTGCGCAGTATCGTACTGATACTTGCTATCAATGATTTGCTTTTGATAAGCAAGATTAGTTTCATCAGTCTCGAATGCGTTAGCAAGAATTCGTTCATTAAAAACTTTTTCTTCACCCTCAAGCGCTTCCTTTTCAGCCTGTTGGTTAAAAATAAGCTGATCAACAAAGTTGCGTTCAGACTGCTCAAAAGCTTCTAGTTTTGCATCTTCGCGAATACTGCGAATCTGCATATTTGCCTTATAAGTATCCTTCGCTTGTTCGTCACGAAGTTGCTTATCTACCTTATTTTGGTAAATAGATGAATAGAAACGGTTAAGACCCTGTGCATAATTAGAGAGCTGTGTCTCCTTATTAGCCTTATATATTTTTTTACTGTCGCTCATCAAGCCCTCCTATAATATTTGGTAGAGTAGTTTCCTTCCCACATAGCTGAATTTAGTGAAACAATATAAGGGTTGTCGCTAAATACTTTTAAAGTGTAACTAGTATTACGTTGGTTAATTGGCACCGTAAAAACATTACGGTCTTCAATCGGAACTTGATCAAGCAGCGAGTAACCAGCATTGAAGATCGTACCTGCAATAGTTTTTTCTGCTTCGTTATTAGCAGTTACTTTAAACTGCAAGCCGCCTGACAAGCCAACAGAAAACAGCATACGTGCAATAGTCAGGTAGGCTGTGTAATCAACAGTCTCCCCACTTCGATAAAACAGCCTAGGAAGATTAACTGAGAAGTTAAGCTTATATCCAACCTTCCAATTCAAAGAACTATAATCCTTACCTGTAAGAACAAAATGATTACCACCTGACGTACTGGTAGTAGGAGTAAGGAAAAGACCAGACGCTGTAGAACCTGAAGTAGCATCTTGGACACAAACTGGCGTTAGTCCAGGAATTAACTCAAAGGGAACAAACAACTTAGTAGTTTTAGTTGCTGCGTCGTATGTCTTAGATGTAGGAGCAACCATAAAATCAAATGATGGGTTGCCACTAACAGTGGTTGTACTTGTAGGTAATGCGTTGAGCTTGGAAGTCAAGAGTGTCATCTGTCCGACACCTTTGACAACAGCAATCATGGTGTCTGTGTCAGTCGCAAAGAACTGCACATCACCAGGCATTTCCCAGCTATACCAGGCACGCATGAGAGTCTGATCACCCTCAACGTATGACCTGTAGTAGTAGATCTTTTTACTTGCTTGTCCGTACAGTCCAATGAAAGAGTTCTGTGTATCAGAAAACATTGAAGACACTGACTGAGGAATGTACTGTGTAATAGTTTTTCCTAAGTCAACGAACAAAGGACTAGCACCTTGACCTTGTGTCTGCATACCAAACACACGGCAATAGTCAGTAGTCTTGTTAATGAAGACCATGTTGGTTCCGTTCTCAACGGGTGCTACAACAGGGTCAACCTCATAGTTGGAGATACTTTTGATGACAGCCTGTGTAGGGCTAAGAATGCCAGTGTCGGAGAACAGCATGAACTGCTGCTGTTGACTGAACAACACAACACCCTGAGAAACAGGAACAGCTGCTGTCAGCGTGACAGGACGAAGGCTTACACACTTAAGATCAATGGGATCAGCTTCAGTTTGGATCTGAGCTGAATTGACAAAGTAGTTGAAGAAGTTTTCTCCACGTGCAGGCTGGCTAAGGGTGACGTTGTCACCAGCCAAGAAACCAAGACGATTGTTTGCAAAGAAACCGTATGTCAATTTTTTGCCAATAAATCCTGGGGAAGGATTAGTGACATCATCACCGACAGTACGATTATCAAATGTAATTGCACTGAAAGTAAAGTTATTAGCACTTGTACGTACCAACTTATGTGGCATAGTGGCATTATCCAAGCCTTGAGATACGCCTGGCTTTACCGTTTCATTCCAAGTAGTGCCATCAGATTTGACATAGAAGTCATCCTCTGCTGCAGATGTATTACTAACCTTATAAACAGCACCGCTGTTAGAGCTAGCACTAGGCAGATTAGCAATACTGTCAACAGTAGCTGCAATAGAACCACTGACATTGGTTGACGACATTGCAGTTGTAATCGTCTTGTTAATAACGATTATTTGATCCTGCCTTGAGATCACATGAAAATCATTGTGATTACCATTTAGGTACGTTTGACTAGTACCGTTTGTCATTGTGGCTGCTGTGCCATCAGTGTTCCACAGCTGGATTTGCTGTGCCTTGATAACACCTACATATGCTTCAGTACTGGAGACACGAAAATAAAACCAATGACCAGCTGCATATGTGGTGGATGATCCAAGGTCTGCTTTCCAACTAAAGCCAGGGCGTTTAATAAGACCGAAAGTCGGGTCTGGATATCCGTTAATAATTTCAGATACTTGATTAGGAAGCTTTTGATCGTCAGGTTGCGTGGATACACCACCCAGAAAATCAGGAATTTGTTGAGTGATGTTTGCCATTATTGTCGATAAAGAGCATTGTAGGGTTCATAACTGACGTAGAAGTTACCACCTTCGGGATGACCAAAGAAGGTAAAGTCGCCTTGATTGCATTCATATTCCATTGCCATTGCACGGTTGTATTGTTCCTTTTCCCTCAACAGTTGATATTGGGTAGGGTCACCTACAACACGGCTAGAAAAGATTGTCGCTGCACGTGCAACGATGTAGTCACGAATAGGTTTAGGAAGATCACCCCAATCAAAGAAATATACGACATCAACAGTGGGTGTTTCTGTCCATTGATATGTGTGATTTTGACGATCATAAAGTTTGCCGTTGCGTTGCACAGCATCCTTATCTTTATTTGCATGATGATTAGACAGGTCAACCTGCAGCACATCAGTCGGAATAGTTATTTCTTTTGTGGTTGCATCAGGAACAAAAGAGTTTAGGTGATATTCTTTATTGTATGTCCAGCCTTCAGCCTGCACTTCACGTGACACGTGGGTCAGTGTTTCAAAAGCGAGCGCAACGTCCGGGTTGGTGTTTTCAAGTTGAGTAACAGGAGCTTGGCCTACAGACATGAGAATCTCATTTACTGCAGTCAGTTGATCAGTTGTAGGTGAACTAGGGATAGCCATAAAGAGATCTCGTTCAATAAAAAAAAGGGACCCCGAAGGATCCCTTGTGTATAAATAAAATCAGAATGCAGAAGGAGCAGAAGCACCCACGTACAGCTCAACAGAAGCTGCAGGGTTCAGATAGTCTGCGCCACAGGCCAAGCGGCCGAGCATCACGTCGCCTTGGTAGACCACGGACACGTCGCCACTGGTGACTTGCACCTGAGGACCGATGGCTTCGACCATACCGGCTGCTTCCTTTTGGAAGATCAGACCGCAGGACTTAGCGCCAACTTCAGCGGCAGTACCGTAATCGTTGTTGATACCAGTCTGAGCGCCAGAGGCGTCTTCCATGGTTTCACCGACGAAGGAACCGACATTGGTCGGAGAGGTAACGCCAGTAGTACCGCCATAAGCAGTACCGTACTTACCCAGGAACGGAATGTTCATGGACTTGTAGATCTTGATACCGGCGATCTCAATGATTCCGTTGCCGCCTTGCAGCGCGGTGCCTTGAGAATCGCGGTTGACCAGGCCGTTGGAACCAACAGCTTGGATCAGTTCGTAGTACTGACGGGGGTTCAGAACACCCACGCGACCGTCAGAAGAAACACCCTTCTCATCCAGAGCAGCAGCTGCGTCATAGAAAGCAGACACAAGGTTGGAGGAAGAGAAAGCGTCAGAATCGTTGGTGGTAGAACCCACGCGAATCTGAGTACCACCGGGCTCTACGAAGCCAGACTTGGTGATAGGGGAAGCTTGACGGGCACCACGTGCAACAGCACGGAAGGCAAGCCGGTCATACTTTTCAGCCAGTGCATAACCGATCTTCCGAGAGATTTCGGAGCGCAGATCGTAGTGGCTGAGAACCTCATCGAGGTTGTAAACGAATGCACTGGAAATGAGCAGATCATCGACAGTGATGGTCTTTTCTGCCACTGGCGGTGCACCATCAGAGTTGCCCAAAATGCTGTTGCCAGGCGTATGGAACTCAGATTTGGTACGGCCAGTGTAGATAAACTGAAGAGATTTGCCGTTCTTCAGTGTACGCTTCATAATCAGATCACGAGCAATCGTGTTATTCTGGAAGCCTTTAAACATCTCTCCACTAAACAGTTTCAAGTAGAGAGCGCGGGCGTCACCCGCAGCGTTAGATTGACCAGGCCGTGTAAGGCTAGTGGTCAAAGTAGAATTTTGTTGAGCCATTAATTTAAGAGAATGTATTAATCAGTCTCTTCAAAGCTTTGAAGTGTGTGGTCTATCCCACCGTCTAGACGGCAGCTGAGGTATCCGCGTACGGGCTCAGTGCCATAGGCATGGGAGGTCCGACTCTGAGGTGCCTCCCACACGATCACTCCTCTTCTTCTTCTTCAGGAGTGTCTTCTTCTTTTTTATCTTCAGGTTCAGGATCGTAACGAGTCACGTACGCCTGCATAACATTGCTTTGGTGAGCCATTAGGCAATACCATCTCTTTTATACTTAGTGGCAAGCTGTGATTGACCTGTAGTTCTCTGAGCATCTTTGAGAGTTTTACTACTTGGACCACCTTCAGAACCTTTTAGGTTGGTAGAGTTGCCTGAATTAAAAGCAGCGTACACTGATGCTGCTCCCTCAGCAATCTCTAGAGCATCACTAAAACCAAACTTTTTCTTTTTACCCATTAGAATTCAATCTCCGAATTGTCTAGTTTGTTAATAACATCAGCCCTGTAGGCAGGGTCAGATTCATAGCGAGGGTCTGACATAGCCTGTACAAGTTCAGCCTGACTACGGAATCCTTGGGCAACAGTGGTGGGACTCTTGCCTGTAAGAAGCTCACCATCTACACCAGTGCCATCACCGTACCGAGCCATGAGAGCTTGGACAGCAAAGAAGCAAGCGGCAGGATCACCTGAATCCATGACATCGTCATACATGTCGATCTCTGCTTCACTAAGGTTGTCGCTAGCCCAGCTGAGCATTTGCTCGTACTGCTGTTCGCCGCCTGCCATATCCTGAAGAGCTTCAATGTCTTCATCAGTAAGACCACCTTCAGTCTCTTCACCTTCCTCTTCTTCACCACCCTCAGGTTCTTCAGTAGGTTCCTCCTCTTGAGGCTCTTCTTCTTCAGTACCGAGCTTTTGTTGAAGCTCAAGGTAGGCTTGCTCAAGCTGTTCAGGTGAATTGTATTTACCAGCAAGCAGTGTCTCTTGTTCTTGTGCGAGCTGTTCACCCACCTCAAGTGAGTTCTGCTCTTCAGCGTTAAGTTCGCCAGGCTGTGCGACTGGCTCCATAGATGTAAGTGTTTCTGACATGGGGTGGTTTACTCTTCTGTGGGTTGATTAATTTGTTGTGGTGTTGCTGGAGGCTGGGGTTGGTCTTGCTGACCTTCTGCCTGTGCAACCTGTGCAAACCTGCTGGCTTGCTTAGTAAGTTCAAGCTGCTCTTGCTGTTCTTGTGCAGCCTGTTGCTCGCCTTGTACCTCCTCAGCAGTGCGGACAAGGTTAAGTACATCAATACCTTGTGAGGTAGCAAGTCGTTTGACAACCTCTTCAGGGTTGATGTATTTGATGATTGCCTCAGGACCCATGGTTGCAGCAATGGTCTGCATAAACATGGAAAGACTTTCACGATCTTGACCACGACCCAATGCGTTTACACCAGCCACAATGGTTGGTTTGACAAGATTAGATGGGAGACGTGGGATCTCACCAGCTTTTTGTGCAACACTGAGTTTACGGTTGAGGTATGGAACAAGGAAATCAACAGTCAGCAGGGAGAATAGTCCACCGAGTTGCTGTTCCAGCTCCATCTGGGTCATGCGGACCTCTTCGGCAGTGGTGCGCTCACTATTGCGAACAGTGAGGATAAGGAAGGCTTCTGCAATCCTACGTTCAAGTGATTGAATCATCTGATACGCAGTATTGAAGTCAGCTGTTTTACCAACTTGTACAACACCAATGTCGTCAGGTCTGCCCTGCACGATTGCACCATTACCAGCTTTAGCTAGGGTGCTGGGCTTAGTGGTACTAGAAGGTGACACAGTAAAGACAACCTTTGCTGCAGCTGCACTGCCTTCAATGATTGCTTGAGACAAAGCATCGAGTGATTTGAGATCACCAATGAATTCTTCTACCCTGCCTCTACCGTAGGCTTCATTGTCTACGGTGTTGAACCTTAGTGCTAACCAAGGGTTTGTATCGAGAGGTGCCTTACCTTGAGACTTAGGGATAATCTTCCCATAAACCTCTTGGTGCCAGACAAAGCGATTGTTGTCACGCCTAATGTGGGTGTACACATCGCATTGGTTGTTCTGACCAGTCCCTGCATAGCTCTCCTCACTGTCAACAACCATTGACTTGAGTTGAGGGAACATCTCCTCTACTAGTTTTTTGTTAATTCGTTCTTTAGTAACGATCTCAATTACATTACCTAGACCATCTCGATCTACAACATACCGGTTCAAAGGATAAAGCTTCAGTTTATCTTTTGCCATATAGATCAAAGCGTTACCTGCTACGACAAGATGCTTCAATGCTTGGTGTACGGTGACACGATCATCAGATGCAGCGATCGATTCCATCATGGTGCGTTCGATCTTTGAAAATGACAAATCAAGATCAGAGCGAACCTTTGGATCAATGCCTTCACCAATCAGACTGGTCTCGTCAACCTGAAGTTTGAAGAAGCTTGTTTGTACAGGAAGCAGGGCGAGCATTAGCTTGGAGGCCAATGTAACAACACCCTTTGCACCCACGCTTTGATAAGGATTAAGCAGAGTTTTGTGAGAACTGTTGTCCTCATCCTGCTTAATCAGGTATGGCAAAGTAAGTTTAGAAGCATCAATTGCGGATTGTAGAAACTGGTTCCGGTCAGAACTGAGAGCTTCGTACCGTGCTTGTGCTGTCATTTATTTAAGTAGTTGTTTTTGCAGCGCGTCGTTCTTGTCGCCGTTGTCGCCGTCTTTGTCGACGTGCGGAACGATCTTTAATACCAACAGCAGGAAGAGCGCCGTCTTCACTACTACGTGGTTTGAGAATATTCATTCCAGTCTCTTTAAACTTGTCAGCATTTGATGTCACATTTGCTGTAAGTTTACTGGTAGTTTCTTCAATCTTATCGCTATAGTTAATCTTACCAAGCTTATTCTTCAGGGCTTCTACTGCACCACCATACTTAGGTTCACTTGATCCAGGCAGCTGCGCACTTCTACTTGTAAGTGCTTTCATGGCATCGCCTTTCAGACCACGATCCCTGGCACGCACAGCCATTTGATTACGCACATCACCGACATATCGCTGAGCATCGAAACCACCATCTTTGTTGGTGTATCTCTTGAGACGATCTGTTGTGTTTGCTTCTACCTTAAGACGTTTGGGCGTAAAGTTTTTTGCATCTTTAAATCGATCAGCCCACTGTTTAGCAACATCATCTGCGATACGATCAGGATTCCATGTACTCTTATCGTCTTCAAAGGCGTCAACAAAATCTATATCGAGTTCCTTATCGAGGAAAGTTTCTAGGTCTTTATCGTCTTTGGGATTTTTTATTTTGTTACGCTTAATGCCAAGCAGTTTTTTAGCGCCAGGACGAAGCGTAATACCTTTTTTATCAACAAGTCTTGTACTAATACGCTTAAGAGCTTTCCTTTTTACACCAGCTTCCTTAGCTGCTTTGACCTGTTTGCGAATCTCCCTCTTTGCTACCTTGCGTTCCTTAGGAGTTCCTGCCTTGGCACCACGCTTAATAGCTTTTCTAACTTGTTTTTTGGCTCTAACTTTTTTCTTAGCCATCGAGTTCCTCCATGTATTTAATCACCCACTCCACAACACTACGTTGACCAGAGCGGTACATAACTTTTTGCATTGAATCATCAGGTGT